CCTGAGGAAGCTAACAATGAAAAGTTTTTAAAGGAAGCGACACATTTGTTTAAACATATGAAAAAACTAGAAAAAAAACATGGTCCTTTAACTAAAGAGAGAATGCAACAAGGATTAAAACTTTTGAGGAAGGACTTGTTTGATAAAGTTAAAGATCTAACAGGGAGAACTTATCATTAATGGAAATAACACCACTCTTTTCTAAACCATTGGCGTTGACAACTTTAGTATTGTCAGATGATGAGTACAACAAAATTGACGAAGTATTTAAACATAACAATGTTGAGATAAGATCAAATAATCTAAATGTGTTAGGTGATTTGAGATTAAGATTTTTAAAAGATAATATTATAAATGTGTGTAATGATTATTGGTTAAACACTTTAAGGTATAATACTAAATTACAATTAACAGCATCTTGGTTTACAAGTGTAACTAAAGGTCAAAGTACAGATTGGCATAAACACGCCAATAGTATATTAAGTGGTATATTTTATTTTGGTGATCACTTTTCAAAGCTCTCATATAGAAATTTTGATAAAGGGCATTCATACGATATAGAACCCATAGAACACAATATATACAATTCAGATAATTGGCATATGACACCCTCTAAAGGTTTACTTACTTTATTTCCTAGTGAGGTTTATCACAAAATACAAGACACAGATTTAAAGAGAACGTCTCTGGCATTTAACTTCATACCTACTGGAACTTATGGTCCAGGGGATAGTGTAGTGAGTATAAAAACGGAAGAACACCATGAGTACTAAAGAAAAAGTAACGGATTATATTTTTGTAAAAAATTTAATCCCGTACGCTCTATGTCAACACTTCATGAGCGAGTTTGCTCAGCCTCATTTTAAATGGGCTCCGCATGTCTGGTATGATCCCCAATCAAAGGATTATGCGAGTGAAAAAACAAAAGAATTAGAAGTGGTCTTTGCCACCCCGGACGCCTTTAAACAACTGCGTCCCTTTGTGGAAACCGCTTTAAAAGACTATCAAGAAAAGTATCGAACCCAGCATGAAAACACGGGACTGGGTTTTATCCAACACATTGTGAAGGGCCGATTCAACAAATATACTCCCGGAACAAAGATGAGAGAACACTATGATCATATTCACGACCTCTTCGATGGTAATCTTAAGGGAATCCCTATTTTATCAATTGTGGCACTCTTCAATGATGACTACGAAGGAGGACAATTTGTGATCAGAGGGGAAGAAGTTAAATTAACCCAGGGAGATATATTAGTGTTTCCCTCTAATTTTATGTACCCTCATCAAGTTAAAGATATAACTAAAGGAGTTAGATTCTCCTTTGTCAGTTGGGCTTTTTAATGCGTTGGAATAAGAAATTTATCTACCCAAAGTCCCAACGATCCACGATCCTGGGAAAAAGACACTATGACATCTCAAGTACACAAACCAAGCTACCGAGCGTAACGACTATACTTTCCGCAACTCAGTCGGAGGAGAAGCGACAGGCGTTAGCGAATTGGAAAGCAAGACTCGGGGACCAGGCAGCCGATAGAGTGAGAGATGTAGCAGCCTTGCGCGGCACAGCAATGCACACGTTTCTGGAGGCGTATGTCCAGGGAACAGGGCACAAGGACCTGACGAGCATCGGTAAGGAAGCAGAACCCATGGCGCAAAGGATTATAGAAGCAGGGCTCGGGGACCTGGAAGAGATTTGGGGGAGTGAAGTGACGTTGTATTATCCTGACCTTTATGCAGGGGCCACTGATGTAGTGGGAATTTATAATGGACGTGAAAGTATAGTAGACTTCAAACAATCCAACAAGCCCAAAAGAAGGGAATGGATAGAGGATTACTTCATTCAACTAGGAGCCTACGCAATGGCCCACAACTACGTATACCAAACCAAGATTCAGTCTGGAGTTATTCTAATGTGCACGAAAGATAAGCTTTTTCAGAAGTTTGAATCGTCGGACAAGGAATTCGTCGGTTACCAACACGCATTCCTTCGTAAAGTGGATGAGTATTATAGGAATTGTAACCAGAACAAAAACGAAAAAGATACAAAAAATGAGCAGATTAATGAGGAAATTAGCCATTAATTGAATTGTATCCCTTGTATACTGTTATTTCAATGAAATAAAAAAACTTTTTTTATTTATTTTTAAAAGTGGTTACAATTGGTACAAAAGTTATTCTTGTTGTATACCAACACTTATTCGCTCAAAATTGTATCTTGGACTAGGATACAATTGGTTACAAAAGATACAATTAATACAAAAAGCTAGCAATACCAACAACTTAAGGGACGCGCGCACATGATTCACTCTTTTCATTTTCCATTTTCTAAGGGGGAGGGTATACACTAGTATGTTCAGGAAGAAATCCAAATATAAACACGTCTCCATTAATAAGAAGAAGTATTACTTCTATAAGATATCCTGGTTGGATATCACGGCGGACGGTGGTCACGCAACAGCAGAAGAGTTTGATAAGTTTGAGTGCGCCAAGATGGTGTCGTTTGCATATGTGTATAAGAAAACTAAAAAGTTTCTCTGGACGTTTGCTAGTTATGATCAGAAAGATGAAGCATACTCAGATAGAAATATATTTCCCATCAAGTGTATAACTAAGATGGAAAAGCTAAATGTGTGATGCGTGGGGAGATCTTGACTGGTTAAGTGAAGAAAAGTATAACCTAATGAAGGAGAAATATAACAATATGCCAAAAAAGAAAAAAATTAAGAAGAAAAAGAAAAAAGCTAAAGCTAAAAAGAAAAAGAAAAGATAGTTAAGATGTGGAATCCGGATCAGATTTTTTTGGTGGGGATGGTAATTTTTTTACTGTTGTCTCTTTACTTTCTGACTCTGATTCCGCACTAGATCTAGCCAAGGCTTCTTTAGCCTTTATTAATCTCTCATTCTTCTCTTTGATTGTTCTCATCTTTTCATAGAGTTGAGCGAGATTCATGTCATCAATGTTGCCATGTCTTATGACCTTTTGATCAATATAGTAACCAGCAACTTTGCCTCGAGCTATCTCAGTAGTAGCTGCGCTCGCTAGATTCCTACTGTCTTTCTTACCTTGGTCTCTAATTCTGGCTAATTCTTCTAAATGACCTTCAAAACTGATTCCATATTTTTCTCTTACTTCATCTCTTAGGTTGCTAATGTAAGCACAGACCAGTGGGTATTTATTTGGGTTGGTCATGATAGACCCTTCTCTAGGTGCGTCCGAGTAGCCTGCGCGCGTTGCGGCTTCTGTTTTAGAAATGGGGATACCTTCTATTCCATAAACTAGGAGTTGGGCAAATTTCATTTGCATTGGTGTCAACATTTTGGCTGGTCCTGGCATAATGTTTGACAATATATAATACTTCTTCTATAAGCGCAACAGAATGGCGATTACAGGAAAGATTCTAAATCACGTCTTGAAAAAGTTCATGAAGGCTGAAGTTGCTCAGAACGCGAGAGTCCAAGTGGAATTACCAAACGGTGAGATGTACGATATGACGGATATCTTGCTACTTGAGAACGCGGTTTTGGGGGATAGTGAGACTCACAGATTAGTTTTTCGGTGCAAGAAATCGATCTATAATATTGGCAAAATCATCGGTAAATTATAAATGCGTCTTGGGGTAGTTAGACCACCCATGACCGAGCGACAACTTTGGAAGAAATTAAAAAATGAGACTACCGGAATATCATGGACAAGGCTGGAAAATTGGGCTTTATTCGGCACTCCTGATCTATTGGGCTATGCTAATAGTGGGACCTTTTTTACAGTAGAATTAAAAGTAACCACCCCAAGAAAACCCAATTTTGTGAGGTTCTCTCCTCACCAAATATCTTTCCATATTAAGCATAAAAAAAATACCTTTATCCTGGTAGCTTGTGCCCTGGACCAGCTTGTACGCTTGTACCCCGGTTCCCGGGTTCGGGAGCTTGGAAACTTGAGTAAGCTTGAACCCTTAGCTTGTGGATTGGATTCCTGTTCCCGGCTGCTTGAAGGCTTGTAGACTGATGTGTTGGCTCTGTCTCCTTCTCGCTTGTGCGTTTGTACTTTTGTGCTTTTTGTTTTTTTCCTGGATTCATTCTTAGTGTATTTTATAGTGAATTTCTTTGACATCTTTATTCCAGCACGCGCGACAGCTGCCGCAGTTGTTGCCCTGTTCCGGGGCCGGGCATAGGTGACGCGTTGCGCCATATATTGGTGCATCCTGGTGACTCACCACAGTGGACCAATGGGACCAGCTCTTGCCGGGCTTTGTATCATTCTTGGCGTTGCTTAATCTTATTATTAAATTTTTTGGTATGCTATCTTGAGATAATGGCAAAAATTTGCGCTCTTGAGTTGGCAGCCAGTGAGCTGTCTCCGGCGTAAGCTTGCACACTTCGAATATATTGATGAGATGCTGCACGCTCTGCAGGTCTCCGGAGTCATGCCATCTAAAAAATTTTTTTCCTTTAATTAAAACAGCCATAGCCTGGACCCATTGCGGATCCTGAAGAGATTCCAGGCGCCTGGTTAAGGCGTCCTTAA